TGTCGATCGCATCATGGCTTCGCTCTGAAGGCATCAAAACTAGCCGGATATTGAACTGCTGCGCCAGTGCAACCGCCGGAGGATTGCCCGGACAAGATAACTCAGGGACTTCGTTTTGGACGCCCTGGGTTATGATGATTTGGCGATCGATCGGCGTGTAGTTTGCGAATCGAGTAGGTCGCTTAACTTCCTGAACATCGGTTGGGTACGTAGTCGAATCGTCAACCATAGCCAACAGCCTGGATTCCAATTCGACCGCGATTAACTCGATGATTGCTAACGACACTCTAAAACCAACATCCCTTCATCATGCTCAACAAGTCGAACAATAGACCGCCGCTCAATCGGTTCGCCGACTCGGGGGGGTAGTCCAATTTGATCCCCGCCGAGGTCTAGCTCGTCGCTTGCGATACCTTCCGATCCATCATTCGAGACGTAAACCGTAAACCGTGGGGTTACTAGGTCTGACGCCTCTGGAAGCTGCAAGGAATCGTCTCGCACAACCACTGCGTTGATCTTCCTCGACCGACCGTTTCGCTTGTAGTAAACGACCGATTCGGCAAAGTCTTGCGGGTTGGCGAATACGTTTTTGGCGTCTTCGATAATGGTATCGTGCAAGCTCATCAATTAGGCTCGCTTGCAAGTCACCTTGAAGTAGTCGACAACAACCGAATCGACGTTGGCACTGGACGATTTTTGCAACTGAACAAGCGGTTGCAATCCCGAGGAGTAGCCGCTCATGTCGAAGGTGGTTGTCGCGCCGACCCGCTGGCCGTCGATGTAGAATTTGACATCGCTCTTGCCGCCAGTGAAGTCGATGACGAATTCCTTGTAGGTTGTCCCAAGCGTCACGCCGCTGGAAATGTCATCGTTGTCGCGTACGCCGTCGTCGGTCTCAAGGTAAACGAGCGTTGTGCTGCTTGCTCCCTCCATGCGAAACCAAGCGTTGGCCGCAACATCGTTGGCGGTATCGTTTCGTGCCGAGCCAAGACCGAAGCAGAGGATTGAGCCGCTGGTAAAGGTAGCCGCCCCGATCTTCACCCGCATTTCAAGCCGCTGAATCAAGTCGATGTCGAAGTCCAGTGCATCGTTGAAGTGCAAACAAACATTTTCGACTTCGCTTGTGGATGCAAGCGTCAGGGTCGCTTCGCTCGTTCCCTTGGAATAGGTTGGAGCCCCGGAGGACGATGTATCATCAACAAGCCAAGCGGTTGCCGGGTCTGCCGATGTCGGGAACGTTGCCACAGCACCGTTGAAATCGTCGTAAAAAGTCTGAAAGTCGCGCATGTCGCCCATGTTCTTATATTCCTATTTTGTGAATTTTGTTGCCGTCCCAAAAAGCCCCCAAGCAATCGCCCAGGGGCTAGATTTCAATCGACACTACGCACGATTAGCGAAGATGCCGCGATGCTCGATAACCGCCGCTGCAAAGCTTTGGCGAACCGTGTAGATGTACGAATCGTTTCGGATGTTGTAATCCGACTCCAAGACTGGCGATTCTTCACCGCTCAGGAAGCTGATCTCAACCGTGTCAATCAGGCTGTTGTCGGCGATTGCGTACCAGTTGGTCCCGCTGTTGGCGTCCAGGTATGGGCTTGCAACAACTCGCAACTGCCGAGCACCGCCGCGACCGTAAAGGTTCGAGACGCCGCTATTCTTTTCGCTCTCGACCGATGCCGTCGAATTGACAAGCTCCAATGCCGTCCCTGCGTAGGCCAAAGGCACCAAGAGGATCGACGGGGTAAGCCCAAGGAAGACGTCGCTAGACAATCCCTTTTGCTTGCCCATAACCTCAAAGGCTTTGTCGAGGGTTGCCTTGGCTGGAGCCCCAGCACCGCCCGAAAGGTTAGTCCCGGAAGTGTGCGATGCCGAGAAAAGATTGAACCCATCGGGCATCAACGGATTTGATAGGAAAACATCGTAGATCGCCTTTTCTTGCGTCCTGCGAGCGGCCGATCCGTGCATCGCGGGGATGCGGGAAAGGGCATCGAGGTCATCGTTGATAACGGTTTCCCAGGTGACGGTAAATTCCTTACCGTACTTCTCAATCTTGTAGCTCTTGCGCTGGTCGACAACCTTGCCTTCGGGGTAGTCCTTGCCTTCTGGGACCACTTCAAGGTTTGGCGATTCGCCAAGGCTGATTCGGTTGATGTTCTTGAAGTCGTCAACCGACTGGGCTTGCCTTACCCATTGGTCCCAAGTGTATGGGGCCTCGACGTAAGACGCCGTAAGGGTCTTGTTGGCCGCATCCAGAAGCAAACTGGAGAACGATCCGCTGGTATGGTAAACGTCAGACGATCGACGGATATTCAATCGGCCAGCAATCCCCGGGTGGCCCATCGCAATGCGAACGATATCGCCTTTGTTGTGGTGCTCTGGATTAACGCCCATTCGCCGGACGCAAGCCTCAGCAAGCCGATAGAGCCCAAGGTTTCGGAAGTGTTCCGCGCCTTGAACGTCAGGGGCCTTTTGAGTCTTGATCTGGCCTTGGAAGCATCGCTGCACCAAACCTGCCGAAGCCTGAGCCATAAACTTGTCATGCTCGCTTTCGGTCACGCTGAAACTGGAGCCCTCGACGGCCCCGCCTAGTGGTTGACTGGCCATCTTTCGGATGATCCTTTCTTGAGCGATTTCAACGGTCACGGATGGATCGTCAACCAAGGCGTCTGCAAAGCTTCGCTCAAGCTTCGCAAGCGTACAATGAGCAACGATTGTTTTGCGTCGGTCGTCGGCTGCCTTGAGTTGCCGCGCAACTTCGGCTTCGACTTTCTTTTCGGTGTCTTCGGTTGGCTCGACATGCTCGGCCCGCATAGTTTCTTCGGGTTCTTTTTCCATGCCTGCCATCGATTCGACTTGCCTCATCGGAGCCGCGTCAGAACCGGCTTGCCCGGCCGCCTTGCCTGCGAGGTAAACAATGATCTGCATCGGGTCGGTCATGCCCTCAGGCAACCCAAGACCCTTCAACGTTGCCATTAGGCTTTCGTCCATTCTCTCAACCCTTTCCTGGTCGTAAGACCGTCTAACAGTAGAATTCGGATCTGCGCCCGTTGCACAGATCGAAGCGTTATGAGGTTCCCATGCGGTAACAATTTCCGCTGGACCCTCAATCACCTTGCCTTGTCGGGTGGTGTACGTTTGGCCCTCTCGGATGAATTGACGCTCGAGAATCTGTGCATCAATCGAAAAGTCATTCAAATGGCCTTCGGTGTATCTTGTCGCGACAATCTGCGAGTCTGGATCGCTTGCAAAGTCAGGCAAGCCAAGCATTTCTTCGCCCTCGATATCGATATTGCGAATCGACCCAAAGACGTTGCGCACTGTCTTGTCGTTGTGTGAATCGACGATTGGTAATTGACGCTTGGCGTTGCGAAACCGAACACCATCCATGAGCAAAACTTGCTTGATCCATCCGCGATCCTGATCGTAGATGTCAATCGGCGTTTCGGTCGCAATTACCGCTCGGCCATCTTTCACGGTCCCGAATTGGCGAACGATCGAACCGCCCTCAATAGGCTTGGCTTGGTGTCTTGCGTCGAGTTCTTTTCGTCGCTTGATTAGGTCTTGCTTGTTCATTCCGTCACCTCAGCCGGTAGCGTGTCCACCGATCCGTCTTTTGCGTCGTCGATTAGGGCCTGTACGCTCGCTTCGCTCATGCCGACCGACGATAGGAACACTCTGGCCGCCGCTTCGCTAATAGCCCCGCTGGAAAGCTCGTCGAGGGTCTTGGCAATGGCTTTGCGGTTGCGATTGAATTGGAGCGTTGACAGCCCCATCATTTCGCCGCTGCCGGTCGCTGGTTGGGTTTCTGCCGCCCCTTGGGTCTGTGCCGCTGAAATGGCTAGCTGCTGCTGTTCGGGGGTCTGCAAGCCAAGCTTTTGAAGGAGTCGGTTTTCCTTGGCCCGTTGGTAGAAAACCGTTCGGAAGTTGAGCCCCTGAGCCCCTAGCACTTCGCTGTAGGTCGCGGTAAATGAGTTGATGCCCGATTCGCTGGTCTGTTGCTCAACGCCTGGATCGACCCATTCCCATTTAGGTGTCTGCCATTCGACGGGGGTAAACCTCCTACGATCGCTTAGCAGGTCGCTAGGCCCTGGAAAACCGTCGAGGTTGGTTCGGCTTGCTGCATCGCAAAAGCGATCCCAAACAGGCTGTAGCAAGTGCCGAATGATGTATTTCTGGATGATCCGAAACCGCCTTCGGTCTTCGAGTTGGCTAGTCCGGCTCGAACTGTAGCTGGTCTGCGAATAGTCCCGCGCTACAACCTCGTAGCTTAGCCCGGTCCCTACCGCGATGCCCCGCAAGATTACCTTGGTCCATTCGCCCGCCGAAGTGTTTGGCCGCGTCGGGTTAATAACCTCAACCGATTCGCCTGGGTTAAGATCGAAGATTAGACCCGGTTCAATGTATCGCTCTCGATTGCCTGCCTTGTCGATACCGCTGCCAGTATCTGGGTCGCTGAGATTTCCCAATGGCGTTTCGGTCTTGATCGCTGCGGTAAAACAGGATGCGATAGCCGAGGCTTGTAGTTCGTTGTCGAGGTACGTTCCGAGGTCTCTGATCGATGCCAACGCTGGAGCAAACCAAGTAACGCCCCGCGTCTGGCCGACTCGATCTTGCCGGAATAGGTGAATGATCTCCCGGGCTGGGATTTCCTTCGGCGTTCGGCTGACTGCGTAAGGCTGTAGCGGATGGTCATCGTAAATCATATAAGCAAGGGGCTTGCCCGATTCGTCAACCTTGATCCCTCGAATTACCCGCGTACCATCGCCGCGATCGATTCCCATCGTGTACGTATCGCGATCGGTCGCTAGCCGGTCGGCTTCGATGATCTCAAGGGCCATCGGAATCGGTCGAGAGATTCCCCGGTATTCCGTTGATGGTAGATTGACCACTCTGACCAAAACTTCGCCCGCTTCGACCATTTCACGCAAGGCGATAATCTGAATTTCTTCAAGGGTAAGCCGCCCATTGATATCCGCGACTTCGGACCACTCGGACCAAGCCTTATCGCGTAGGTCGTTGATGTCCTCGATGTCATCGCCTTCGGGAGTCTCGAACGTGCTTTGGGCCTGGATGCCAGCACCGACGACGGAAGAAACGATCGTATCAACAACGCCCCAAGCGTAGCTGTTGTCTCGAACCAATCGCCTAGCCTCGGCCCGCAGCCTATCGGCCCCGAATGGCCCCATCAATTCTTGGT